TTGGGTTTTTGGTATGGGTTTTCTAGGTCTTGCCATTACATTCGTTCTTGATATGGTGATATAGCTACTTTATCAGCTGGTATATAATAAGTTGATACTAATACTGATAAGTTATTACCATAATTTTCTAATCCTGGGTTTAGTGGGTTTATATTATTTGGATATGATGGATTTTTTCCTCCCCAATATTGGTTAGCAATTGTACTTTGTACTCCATAATAACTTTCTTGATATAAAATAATATCACCTACTCTAATTAATATGTCAGCATCTTTTAAATCATCTCTAAAGAAATAAAATTCAATTGGTTGCCCAAATTGTACACCTTCTATATTTTCAGCATATTGTTCATTTGTTCTATTTATAAGAACATTAAAAATAAAGGGACCATTATAATATTTTTCTTGGTCTGCTTCACCATATAAATTAACTTTTGTTTCTTCTAATTTAAATTGGTAAACAGAGCATTGTTGAGTAATAATATTACCCATTAATTCTCTATTTAGTTTCCTAACTAGAGACATATCCCTTTGGGTGGTAAACATTGCCATATTATCCTATATAAATTGTGTAAGGAACCTGTTGTAGCTCAGTCATTTTAGCTTCTGCCTCAGATGCCCTACGATTTAATAATGCTTGTCTTGATGTTTCATCAAAATAATTTCTTAATCTTTCAATTAAAGCAGTTTTTTCTGCTGTAGCAGCTGAAATTAAATCACCTTGATTTAAATTTACTTCAGCATTTGGTATTGGTATACTAGCATATTTTCCTCTAACATAACCTAACATTTCTTTAGATAATGCTAATGTCATTTCAAATATCCATTGTCTACCAATTGAATTAATATAATTGTAATTTGGGTTAGCATAAGGAGCATTTGAAACATTAGTAACTCTATCAGGTAAATTTTTAACTGATCCTTCTATTCTTTCATTTCTAATAATATATTGGAACCAAATATTACCTGCACCACAAGTATATTGAATATCACTATTACTTAATTTAATTGTAAGATCATTAGAAACAGTTCCAAAACCTGCTGATTCTAATGATTGGGAAGTAACAGTTATAACTTCATTTTTTACATAATTACTTCCAGTTGCAACAACAGTAACTTTTGAAATTTTAAGTCCTGAAGATGTTATTTCTGCAGTCGCACCACTACCTGAAACACCTGTTAAAGCAAAAGAACCTGATGTTTGATTAACTGTAGTTGTTGGAATTGTTCCAGTTAATGTTAAATTTCTTCCTTTTCTTAATTGGCCAGTATAATTTTTATCTCCATTAGCCATTGGTATAGGAAATACTCTTAATTTATCATTGTGAATTTCAAAACTATAATTACTTCTTCTTACCATTTGGTTCATTCCAATTGCTTGGATAACCTGTAGATCATAATTTAATGGCATCATTAAGAATCCAAAATCACCTCCAAATCCACCAACCCCAGCTATACCTGCTGCTATTGCACCTCCAAATCCAAATCCATTATAAGGTGATAAGAATAAAGCGGATGCAGGGTAAGGTGGTTCATAAAATACTTTTTTTACTTCTATACCAAATTCAGCTGCTGAACCTGTAATATCATTATCAACCATAAAAGTTGAAAAATCATAATCTTGTTTCCCAGCTTCTAAAGCAAATGAACCAGAATACCAAGGAACATTACCACCTGAACCAGCTTCAGCACCATACATTTCTGTAAGTCTAACTATTGGTTCAAAAGAAGGTGTAATTAAAGATTGTGTTAATACTGAACTAGTTGGTAAACCTTCTAAAGTTAATTGGTTATCTCTTACCTTATAGGCATATAACTCATTACCATATATAGTTACAGCTTCTTCAAATGCTGTATAAAAGGATCCTGATTGTAATTCTACATCAACTAATGGGTAACCTAATCTTTTTGCACAAAAATCAGATACTTTATCAGCATCTATTTGAAAATCACTTTGTGCATCATAAAATCCAAATGGTGTATCCCCAGAACCTGAAGCAAAAGAACTTGAACCTGGCCAAATTGGTACATTCATACTAAATTATTTTGTTATAAATATTAAAAATAATTTTATTATTATAAATATAAAAAAAAAGCCCCGCAATGCGGGGCTAATTTTGTCAATCAAAGTTAACTATTGATTATAGTGTGTTTAATCCACTAACTTCAATCTTACCATAGAATTCTGGTCTAACCATTTTCTTCGCATATCTAGTTAACAATCCTTTTCTAGGCACGAATGTGTCTGGATCGTATACTAATGGAGTCATGATTAACGGAATATATGGAGCGAATACAGCACCACTTTCAAGGAATTGACCTCCTCTAAATCCTAATAAGATTACGTTAGTAGTCATATAAGGGTTTTTGTATACTTTATATCTACCATTTAATTGGCCGACTTTTTGTACACCGAAAGCGTAATTCATCTTAGCAGCATCACCATCTGAATCAGCAGCAAATCCTGGAATTGATTCTAGGATAGTAGCTACAGTTGGAGAACATACTAAGAAGTTAGCACCACCTCTAAGAGTTTTCTGGTGGATGATGTTACTTAACTTTTGGATTTTAGTTCCTAAAGTTTGGAACCATTGTCCTTGAGAGTTATAGAACCCTAAGTCAGTTACAACACCGTTACCAGTTGTAGAAGTAAACGCTTTGTTGTTTTCAGCAGACCATACTTCAGTTCCTGCTCCAGCTGCGTTAATTAACATACTTAAGATTTCTAAGTCAATTTCTAATGAAATGTACTCACTTAAGATAGAAGTTAATTCAGCTTCAGCATCTAATGCATGGTAAGCGTTTAGATCTTGAGCGAACTCAGGCGTCCAAACAGCTTTTAGCTTTTTAGTTTTAGCAACGATTGCAGATGATTTCATCTGTACGTTGATTTCAGGAATTACCTGCTCTGGGCAACAACCTTGTCCACCTGATCCAGTGATAGCACCGTTAGCACCATTTCCTTGATCATTGTTTACGTTAGGTTTAGGGTTACCTGCTTCAAAGTCACCTCTGTATCTATCAGTAGGTTGTAATGAAGATGATACTGTGAATAAATCAGTAGTATCTGCGTTAGGTAGATAAGATGCTGAAACTACAAATGCGATTGTAGAACCACCGTTATATCTACTAAATGCTGGTAATTGCATACCACCATCTCCTGATCCAGCTATGTTATAAGTTGAACCTGAATATAATCCAAATGACTTAACAGCCCATGGATCTATAAAAGGAATAGATGATGTATTGAAAGTAACTACTCTCCAGTCAGCAGCTATTGCAGCAGCAGAACCAGAATAGTTAGAATCAAAATCGAAGTCAGACCAAGAACCTGATACTACATCAACAGATGTAATAATAGAACTTGTAAGCTGAGTAGAATATGAGAATCTACCTGCACCATATAGTCCACCTTCGTTTGTGTTTCCAAAAGGATTTAATGCTGAAGATCCGTTTCCATAAAGGCTATCACCTGAATTGAAAGGAGCTTTATCATTACCATATTGGAAGTCTAAGAAGAATACTAGTCCAGAAGGAAGGTTCATTGGTTGAACGCTAACAAATTCCTTTGCAGCAATTTGACCAAATACTTTTCTTACTAATGGAAGAGCAACTCCAGCCCATTGACCACCGATGTTAACGGCAGTTTGGCTTTGGAAAGTACCTGAGGAAGCAGAACCTCCACCTGTTTGAGAACTTTCCACAACAAGTTGTTTAGCTTGGTTTTCAAGAATAATACCCATGTTATTTTTGTGAGTACCATCTAAACCTTCTAAAAGACCTGTTTTTTCCCATTTGCCAGCTAATTTAGCAGCATCACTCTGCATTGAGTGGTATGGGTTTGCACTTTCTAATAAAGAATTTAAACTCATTGTTTTAAATTTAATAGGTTAATAAAATTTTTAAATTAATCCCGCTAGCTTACGCATACGGTTGTAAACATCATTTGACTCAATGATAGGTTGTTTTGAAGCCTTTGGTTCTAAACCTGTAGCTTTACTCGCAGATCCTTTAATTGATTCATTAATTGGAGATTTATCTAGTAAACCTTCAGATAATGTTTCAAAAATTGTTTTAGCTTGTTTTACATCCTTCGCTTTGTCAAACGCTTTTAATACCTTAACTTTTTTACCTTCAGTTAAGTTTTTAGCTTTAAAGATTTTGTTTGTGTAAAGAAGTTTTGCATTCAATAAATTAACCTCATTAAGTTCAACTTTTAATTCATTTACTGAGTTAATAGCTGCCTCAAGATCTTCTTCCATCTTACGCATTTTTTCGGTTTCACGCTCAGGTTCTGATTCAGCGGAGAATTTTCCACCTTTTCTTCTTTCAGAATCCCCTTTACGTTGTACTGGATTAGACATTTCTTCTTTTTTAACGTCGTCTTCTTCGTACTTTTTACCGTAGCCTTCTTTCACATCCTCGTCTTCTTTGGCTTCGTCGATTTCTACATCTACGTCAACTACGTCTTCAACGTCTTCAACTTCGACTTCGTCTTCAACGAATTCATCTCCTGGCTCAATTTCGCCATCGATGACCATGTCTTTAATGACATCTTCGATAAATCCTTTAAGGTCGTCTTCTGACATATCATCTAGATCAATTTCTCTATCATCCATGTCTTCTTTTTCGTCCTTCATTCCATCAAGGTAACCTTCTTCCTCAGCATCAGTACGAGCATCTTCTTTAACGTCGTCTTTGTCTTCAGCTTTCGCTTCATCCATTTTCTTGTCGTCTTTGTCGTCTTTTGCCTCGTTAACGTCTTTAGGTTCGTCAGCTTTTAATTTCTTAAGCTTTCTTTCGTTATCTTTGATGTCTTTTTCAAGATCTTTTACATGATCTCTGTCATCTCTGATAGCGCCTTCCATACGTTTTTGTTCTTCTTTGTTACCTTTTTTAGAATCGTTCTTGGCTTCATCGAGTGAGTCAAGCTCTGCTAATAGTTCGTCTAGATTAAGTTCTTCATCCATTTCCTCTTTTTCTTCTTGCACAGTAGATTGACCTACTTTTCTTGGTGCAAGATCTAAAGAATCACCGGCTGGAGAATTTTTTCTTTTCCAACTAGGAGCATCCATTTCTCCTAACTCTTCTTTGTCTTTTTTCTCATCCATTTTTTCTTTGTCTTTAGAATCCATTTCTTCTTTAACGTCGTCATCTTTTTTATCTTTCATTTCTTCCTTAACGTCGTCTTCTTTTTCCATTTCATCTAGCTTTGCAGCTAACATTGATTTTAAATGTGGAGTAAAAGCTTCTTCAAGAGCTAGTTTAGCATTCGCGATAGCAGTTTCTTTAACGGCTTTAGCATCGGCGATTGCTTCTGTTAGCAAATCTCTGTTTGTTGCCATAATCCCAAAATTTTAGTTTGTGAAATACGCTTATTCATGAAGCGTAATAGAAAATTATACTTAATTCGACACCATATAGATTCGATGGTGTATTACGGTCATACGTATATGAATATTTATTAAAGTTACACTACTGGACAAGAACCCTTAGAACAAAGTATTTCTGTTACTATCTGGTTTATTCGTGTATAATCATATACTTGTGGTGCTTTACCTTCTTTAATTATTTCATGCATATAAGAACCTGGGTTTGAAGGTGTTGAAACAAAATCCCAACATAATAATTCAAAATCATCTTGAACTTCCATTACTCCACCCATATCTTGTAATGAACCCATACCTCTAGATGATACACCTACTGTAACACCATTTTTGATTAGTTCTTTTAATATATTACCTGAAGGAGTAGGTAATATTTCTATTTTACCTAAAATGTTATCTCCATCCCACCAATAATCACTAACAAGATGAGATACATTTTTTAAATTAACAACTGAAGATTCTGGATGGTCTAATTCTCCCATTGAACGTCTTTGTTCAATAAGTTCTTTGTACTTATCCATTTCTCTATTCCATAAATCTTTAGAATAATAGCGACCATTACCGTTTTTTACTTCGGCAGTAGCTAAAACACCTTCAACCATTAAATTTCCATTTTCTTTACTGATGTTTTCAGTTAATTGAGAAGGTGAAATTTTAACGGTATGAGTTTCTATAAGTAATTGTTTGTTACTCATTTTCATCTACCATTTCTTGCTTTTGATATTTTTTTCCTGAAGATTTTTCGTAAATCTTTTCCATTTTAGCTTTTCTTTTTTCTAAAAGCTTAATTTCTCTCTGCATATCTTTCATTTTCTTTTTATCAACTAATTCTTTTAAATTATCATCTTCATTAATAGAATTTACTCTTTCCATTTTTTCATCAATATGATTATGTAAAAATTCAAGTTGAGCTTCCATCTTTGTAATTTCAGCAGCTTTTCCTATTTCAGCTAATTTGGTTTCGATATTTTCTTTTTTCATTTTTTTCTTTTTCTTGTCTTTAAGAGCTTTTTCCATTGATTCTTCTTTATCCCCATCTCCATCTACATCTGGGTAATCTGGTCTTGCTTCTTCTTCCATACCTGCTGCTTCTTGAGATGCTTCAATTGCTGCTTGTCTAGCTTCTTCTACATCTTTTTCTTTTTCTTCAGAATAGATAGTGTCATTGTATTGTGATTCTTCATCTACAGGTTGGGATTGCATTGGAGCTTGAGTTTCAAAATCATCTAATCCTTCTTCTTTAAGCATTTGGTTAATTACTTCACCCGACATGGCAGCTAAACTATTAGGATTACCTGATCCTACAACATAATTTTCACTAATTAAGTTTTGAACATGTTCTTTAACTACTTGCCAGTTATTATCAGAATCTTTTAATTTATCACTATATCCACTTCCACCATATGTGTTACCACTATTTACTTGTGGAGTACCTAAACCAGCAGCTTCTGTTTGGTAACCTAAACCATCAACACCAAATTGACCATTTTTAACATAATGCATTGGGTCTTTAGCTAAATTAGCAATTACTTTAGCCTGAGCTTCTTCTAATGTTAATTTAGGATCATTTTTTACTTCAGCATAAATACCTACTTGTAATTCTTGAGCATTAACATTGTTAATATTATCTACTTTAGGTGAATAATCATAATTTCTAGAAGCGACATTTTCTACACCATCAGAAACATTTTTATAATTACCATAAGATCCATTTTCAATTTCAAATTTATATTTAGGATCGGCAGAAACTTTTTCTTCTTGCTCTTTAGTATTTGATTTTAAATCATTATTAACAATTGGATTTAATGATTTTTCTCCTGCTTCATTTATAAATTGGTTAAATTTAGTTTCCCAATTTTCTTTTGCTCTACCTTCTATTGTATTAATAGGCTTTACATCAATGTAATTTTCATTTATTACATTTCTTTTTTTAAGAATGTGTGTTGCTTGATTAAAAGTAGCTGCATTATTAATCATATTTGGAAACTTTCTTTTAGCTTCCTTTAGGAATACGTCTTTGTGACCTTTTCCTTCTTTGATTAAATTATATTGTTCTTGTAATGTTTTCATATTTTTAATTTTCTAACAATGTTTCAATGTCTTTTAAATAATCTTTAATTAAATCCGTACCATATACTACAGAATAACTTTTAGGTTCATCCTGTCTGTAATATTTTACAGTTTGTATTTTAGCTTGTCTTAGTTTTTTTCTAAGTACATCTAATTTATTTTCAATTTCATCAAAAGCATCAATACGACCTTGTTGAAATTTTTCTAATTTATCCTCGTCTTCTTTAATTCTTCTATTATTCATGTTATACATATTAAAAAAGTTTCTTAACTTCGAGTCCTGAACCTTTTTGTACATATGTACCCTTTTTTTTAGGTACTAATTTATATTTAAATGCTTTTACATAATAATTGTCATTAACGCCATCTGGACCAGCTTTTGGACCTGGGCCTAATGTTGCTCCAGGATCTTTACCTTCCTGTACTGGTACTACTCTATCGCTATCAAACTTTCTAATAGTATTACCATCAAATCTAACCCATGTTTTATCTTTTTCTACTTTAACTACCGAACCCGTACCATATAAAGTACCATCTGGTTCTTTAACATGTACTAAGTCAATCATTTCATCAATATTAACATCATCTTCTTCATAATATCCTAATGATCTACCTCCAGCTGAAAAATTTTCTTTAACTGGTTTGTATCCTAATTCTTTATATGCTTCATCATCTGCTTTTTGTCCTTTTCT